CGGTGCTGACAGCGCTCACGGTCAATCTCCGCGACGGCGCGACCGGCGCCGGCACGGTGCTGTGGACGGCGCACGTCGTGATTCCTGCGGCGACGGGGCAGGCGGTCATCCCGTTCTCGGTGTGCGGGCTCCGGCTGCCTGGGACCGCCAACACGGCGATGACGCTCGAGTTCTCCGCCCTCCTGACCAACCTTCAGGAGACGGCGACGCTCACGTACTACGACTCCAACGCGAGCTTTTAGGCAAGGGCGACATGGCGAAGACGCAGATCCTCGAATACACGATCTACCTCACCGACAAGGCGCAGGTCGACGCGTACAACGCGCAGCTCGCTGCGGGCGCCGGGCCGGGGCTTCTGCTGAATTACTTCTCAGCGACGGACGGCGTCGTGGTCAACGGCGTGCTCCGTGCGCCGTCGACGGGTGCGGCCATCGAGTTCTCGGCACCGATACAACTCGACAACGAGGCCTTCGTCGCGCCGTGCATTCGCTCGCCCTGGTTCACGTTCCCGGCCAGCGCGAACTTCCCGACCAACGTCGCCACGTTCACGCGGAAGAGCGGCGGCTGGTTTGGCATCCCGTCGCTGTTCGGCTCGTCGACCAAGTTCTATTGGGCCGGGCGCTTCGCGTATTCCTCGCCGCCGACGACGGTCGTCAATCCTGATCCGACGACGGATCCTCCGACCACGGGCGGCTTTACGCTCGTCCCGGCGGCCATCCCGATCCGACGATGGATGAACGGATTCGAGATGGTGCAGGGCGACGAGTGCGCGACCGCGGCGCTCACGCCGGTGAGCTCGTTCTCCCCGTCGTCATCGGCGATCGCCGGGCCGCTCTCGCGCACGGCCGACCGTGCCGGCGACGGCGTCGGTTACGCGTACCGGAACGCGTCCGCCGCGATCGAGACGAATCAGTACATCGTGGCCTCCGGCATCAAGACCGGCTGGGAGCGGCTCTACTTCCGGCTGCGTCGCGCGGGTTCTGGCGCCTGCGAGTTCTGGCGCGTCCAGAACGCCTCGACGTCAGGGTCGGGGTTCTCGATCAACGTCATGCCTGACGGCTCGCTCGCGATCTACGGCGCCGAGGACGGCACGATGCTGTTGCTCGAGACGCTGTCGACGCCGCTCGTCGTCGACCGGTGGTACCGGTTCGACATGATGTACGTCCTGTTCGGCATCACCGGTACGCCGGATGTTCGAATCGCCTACCTCGATCTCTGGAAGGACGGCGTGCTGCTCACGTCGACGCCGACGATCTTTCCGCAAGGCATCGCCAGCAACATCGCGCACACCCTGTCCACGATCGGAAAGAACGCGGCGCCTGGCAACTCGATGGCGGAGTACGACATCTCGTCGTGGCGCTGCGCAGCGCTTCCGCAAAACTGCAACACGCTCGGCACCCAGTGGACGACGAACAACGCGTACAGCGTAGGCGACGTCGTCATTGACACTGGTACCGGCGGCGCAGCGATTTACCCGCGGCCGGCGTCGTTGCGCTCATCGGGGTGGGTCTACAGGTGCAAGTCCGCCCACACGTCCGACGCGACGCATGCCGTCGGCAGCTTGCCGATCAGTCACCCGGAGCTCTGGGATCGCCTCAGCGATTCCCTCGATTTCGTCAACGGCAGCCGCATGGTCGTCGTGCGTCCGACGGCGCTCAACGCCGCTACGGCGAATTGGACCGGTGACTTTCGCCTGGCGCTGCAGCGGCCGGCCGACAACACGAGCTCGAGCCACCAGTTCGCCAGCACGACGGCCAACGCGCCGCTCTCGCTCGACACCGACATCGCGAACGCGGTGCACAGACTGCCGGGCGCGATTGGCGCGGCTGCGCTGGCCATTGGCATCTACAGCGCGCGCGGGGCGGCGCCCAACGGCACGCTCGGCGCGACGGTGACGTTCAGTGACGCGAGCACCGCGTCGATCAGCGACGCCATGCTGCAGCAGCTCACAAACCCGAAGTGGACGGGCACGCTGCTCAACCTGGTCAACGGCACCCAAACACTCCTCAAGACGATCACCGCCTGCGTCCTGCAGCACACGAAGGGCAACGATGCGAGCAGCGGCATCGTGAGGAGCTTTCACGCCGTCGCCGAAGTGATTGGGACGTTCGGCAACGAGGACGTCCCGGCCGGCGGGCAGGCGATGCCCACGCTCATCGGGCCGCTCGCGCAGCACAACGCGCCGTATCCGCGATCGCCGTGGGCCTCGCAATCGAATCCCTTCGGCGCCGTCGCGGTGATCGGTGGCACATATACGGGCAACGGCACCGCGCAGGATCTGACGTTCCCGGTGCCGGTGCACTGGCTGTGGATCCGTCGCGTCACCGGCACGACCGACACGGGCGCGCGCTGGTGGGCGCCGATGTATCAGGCGCATTCCGACATCGCGCAAAACGGCACGCCGTACTTCCTGGGCCCGGTCGAAGAGGACCCGACATTCGTTCCGGCCGGCACCGAGGATTCGCAGGAGAAGCGGTACCGGGCGCGCATCATCAGCTCGCACGCGCAGATCAACGCCGCGGCGACGACGTACCAGTACATCGCCTTCTGCGACCCCTCAGCGCGCTTCCTGCTGACGGGTACGCTCGCCCATAACAACTCCTGGACGCGCTTTCCCGTCGACAACGCCCTCGCGAAGTCTGATTTCACGCCGATCGCGGGGTTCCTCTGGCCTGAAAGCCTCGGCGCCACAGCGACCGCGCGCGCCGCGTACAAGGGTCCAGGGCATACCACCGCGGGCACGGCGTCGATCCTGACCGGCGCCGCGCTCACCAGCTACGCCGATTTCGCGGCTGGTGTGCTGCAGACGAATCTGAACGCGCACCCGAACAACGTGTACCAGACGGCCTACGCGCTGTTCCGCAATCAGGACGGCAACGCGGGCATCAACGGCGTCGTCCAGTACGCCACGTGGGTGGGCGACGGCGTCGCCTCGAGATCCATTGGCCTGACCCCGGCGCTCAGTAAGCGGCCGCTCCTCGCGCACGCGATGGGCGCCAGTCCGGCGGGGTACTTCCGCGACCCGTCGCACACGGGCACCAATTCGACGGCGCTCAACACCGGTACCCAGGATGCGACCGGTATCACCGCCGGCGGCCTGGACCAGATCACCGTCGCGTCGGGCCTGAACGCCAACGGCACCACGTACCACGTGTTCGTCATTCCTGGCGATGCCACGGCCGGCAATAACGGGTGGGGGGCGAACGGGACGTTCTATCCCGTCGAGCCTGATTCACCGTCGCCGCCCGGCTGGGTCGAGCCGACCGAAGTCGACCCGGCCGACGACGACGACGACGACGGCGGAGAGGGTGGCTCGCCGACGGCGCCGGACTTGGACGGTACGACGCCCGTCGGCGTGCCCGGCGAGAACACCGGCGGCCTGCCTGGCGGGCAGACCTGCGAGTACTACACGCGATCGCTGGTGAATATCGCGCTCTCGCGGATCGGCATCTCGAAGGTGCTGACGAACCTCGCCACCGACAACACGGAAGAGGCCACCGTCGCGCGTCGCCACGTGCTCGAGGACATCAATGCGGTCCTGCGGGATTTCCCGTGGGCGTTCGCGACGCGGTACGCCACGCTCGTCCGGGTCGCCGGCACCGACCTGGTGCCCGTCAACGCGGACTGGCAATACAGCTACCGCGCGCCGGACGCGATGATGTTCGCCCGGCGCATCGTCCCGCAGGACGACACGCGCCGACGCTTCGATCCGGATCCGATCGAGTTCCGCGCGGGAACCGACACGACCGGGGCGCTCATCTACTGCAACGAAACCTCGACGACGGACGTCCCGCTCGTCCTCGAGTACACGCTCCGGCTGTCCTGTCCGGCGTTTTTCGGCGACGCGCTGTTCCGCGAGACGCTGACCTGGAAGTTCGCGCACTCGTTGGCGCCGGCGCTCGCCAAGGATTCGAAGAAGCAGGACCAGGCCTGGCGGATGTATCAGGCGTGCCTCGCGATGGCCAAGACGCCGTCGGTCCGCGAGCAACAGCAAGAGCCGATGGACGAGGGCGACGCGGAGTGGATCCGCGCGCGCGGGTAGATGCCGGAAACCCTGGTGCAGCGGTCGTTCGCCGCCGGCGAGCTCACGACGGGCCTATATGGTCGGGCGGACCTGGCGAAGTATCTGTCCGGCGCGCGGACGGTGCGGAACTTCGTCGTGCAGCGCCACGGGGGCGTCGCCAATCGTCCGGGCACGAAGTTCATCGCCGAAACCAAGACGAGCGGCTCGAGCGAGTCGTTCCTGTATCCGTTCATCTTCGCGGCCTCGAGCAAGTCGTACGTCATCGAGGCGGGCGATCTGTATTTCCGGTTCCATTACAACGGGGCGCCGGTCACCGTCTCCGGCGTCGTCGCCTGGTCAAACCTCACGGCATACGTGGTCGGCGACCTGGCCGTCAACGCCGGCGTCAACTACTACTGCGTCCTCGCGCATACCAACCAGGCGCCGCCGAACGCGACGTACTGGTATCCGCTCACGGGGAACATCTACGAGATCCCGTCGCCGTATGAGGCGGGGAAGTTCAAGGACCCGGCGCGCGCGTGCTTCTCGCAACAGGGCCTGGTCATCACCATCTCGCACCTCGACGAGGCGCCACGTGAGCTCGTGTTCGAGTCGGCGACCAGGTGGATCCTGCGTGGAATCTCGACGGGGCCCTGGACGACGCCCCCGGTGGGCACTGCCGGCGTGGTCGGCGCCGCCGGCACGCGCACATACCGGTACGTCGTCACGGCGGCGCGGGCGGAGACGTACGAGGAGACGGAGGCCTCCGCCGTGATCGTGGTGGCCTCGGCCGCGGCGCCGACCGTCGACGCGCCGATCGCGCTCTCCTGGACGCCGAAGGCGGGCGCGGCTGAGTACTACATCTACGGCGACGGTGGGGCAGGGAATGGCACGTTCGGCCTCCTCAATACGTCGACGGGCGTCGCCACATTCAAGGACACCGGGTACGTCCCAGACTTTCAACTGACGCCGCCGATCGCGCGGGTGCTGTTCGCGTCGACGAATAACTACCCGGCGGTGAACACCTCGTATCAGCAGCGCCGTCTCTTCGCCGGCTCGCATCTCGACCGCGAGCTCGTGTACGCCTCGCAGGTCGGCTTCCGGTCAAACTTCGGCATTCGCTCGCCGCTCCAGGATGACGACGCGGTCACGTTCGCGCTCGCGTCCGATTGCATCCAGCCCATCGTCCACATGCTCGGCATGAAGGAGCTCGTCCTGCTGACCGACGCCGGCGAGTTCGTCGTTCGGGGCGACGAGAGCGGGGCGCTTCGGCCGACCGCGATCAATCCGGACCAGCACGCGTATACCGGATCGGCGTTCGTGGCGCCGGTCGTCATCGGGAATTCGATCATCTATCTGCAGGCGCGCGGCTCTGTGCTCCGCGACCTGGCGTTCGATCAAGCGGTCGAGGCCTACCACGGCCGCGACCTCTCGCTCTATGCCGCGCATCTCTTTGCCGGCTACACGATTACCGACCTCGATTACGCGCAGGTGCCGAATTCGATCGTCTGGGCGGTGCGCTCGGACGGCTCGCTCCTGGGCATGACGTACATCCCCGAAGAGGACGTCTGGGGCTGGCATCGTCACGACACGGCCGCCGGCGGGGCGTTCGAGAGTGTGTGCTGCATCCCGGAGGGCACCGAGGACGCGGTCTACGTCGTCGTCCGTCGGACGATCGGCGGCGCCACGAAGCGGTACGTCGAACGGTTCGCCTCGAGGCAATTCGCCACGGCCGCTGACGCGTTCTTCGTGGACGCCGGAATCACCTATGCGGGCGTGTCCGCGACGGTGATCACCGGCCTCTCGCACCTGAACGGGCAGGCCGTGTATGCGCTGGCCGACGGCAACGTGCAGGGT